TGTATTCGACGGAGAAAAGCATAATGAATTATTTGAGTGAAATAAGCAAAAGGATTAGAGGATTTTTCTGGATTAAAATTCTTGATGTACTGAACACAGTTTTCGATACCATCAGAAATCATATCTTCTCTAAACATATAGTTTACAAAATTTGGTTTGTAAGATAAATGATTTGCTATTTTGAGAAAACATTCTCCAATGTAACGAGGTATCACAGGTCTTGGTTCTCCTGCCTCCTCCGCCCTCTGACACTTAGCACGATAGTTAATTAATGCTTCAAGAAATTCTTTATTGTTAACATAGTGTTCAGACTTACGTTTTCCTCTGGCCATTTCATTAGTTTCCTCTATTTACATGTATCTATTATACCATTTTTTTAGGTACTTGACAAGTTATTGAATATGGTGTATAATAACTCTGTAGGAGTTCAGAGATAAATTAGCTAGATTTATATAGCTTCTCTAAGAATACTCTAGCATCAGATACAGAAGATAAGAATCCCATATTCTGATTGATATCAGTCTTATTAGTGACTCTATCTTTTTCTTTTAGGTATCTGCTATACACTTTAATTAAATGTTTATCATGAACTTCAGTCATTGTAATAACTTTATCCATATTCATAACCACTGTGGGGTCGTCCGTAATTTTCAACCAAGGGTTGATTCTCACGGCACTCACACCGATTTGACGAATTGTGATATTTTCAAAAACAACAGGACAATCTAACATGAGTATTGTTTTATCTTCCTCTTCACATGGACAAACTTTAGCAAAGATTTCCTCTCCTGAAACTAATTTTAATACTGCGTAAAATTCTTCTTTATCCATTGTTTCTTAAATTAATTTGTATAATTTCATAATTAAATTTTTCTTCATTGTAAATTTTAATTCGTTCAACTAAATGATTAAGTGTATAGTTTTTACGAGAGTTAAAAGAAATATCATCTGCAATGTCATATAGAACTGCTTTTGATTTTTTATCTCCTTTCCTTAAGACTCTACCAATAGATTGTAAATTTCGTATTCGAGACTTAGAGGGAGAAGCAAAAATGACGTTATGTAGATTTTTAATATTAATTCCCGTGGAGAAGGTTCCATAAGATGCTACGATGATTGCGTTTGATTCATTCTCTGTAATTGTTCTGACTTCCTCTCTTTCCTGTGCTTCAATTCCACCGTGAACATAAAATACCTTTCGATCATTGTCTACAGAATTATTTATAGAGTCGAATAATATCTGTCCGTGCGTAGCAACCCGACTAAAAAGAACAAGAGTATTACCTTTGAGATCAACTGCAAGGTTTCTTATAAACCGATTTCTTTTTGGATGACCTATGATATACTGTAATTCATCCTCATAGGTTTCAAACTTTTGATCATTATGTTTTAATATCAATACTCGAATCTGCAATTTAGAAAGATGACCTTTATCAATTAATTCTTTAGTTTGAGTTACTTTATATGATGGACCAAATAATCCCTCTAAGACCCATTTATGAGTCTGTGATCCATCTAAAGTACCTGTAAACCCATAACGATACTTTGCATCATTCATCTTTGTCATGATGCTTACAAGAGACTTAGACTTAAAAAGATGTGCTTCATCACCAATTGCAACTTCAAAATCTTGAAAGAATGGTTTCTTTAATTTGTATATTGATTGCCATGTTGTTATTGTAACAGGATTCTCATTTGTTTTTTCTCTACCTGAGTATATTCGATGGCAATATCTTTTTGCATTCCATCCATAATCTTTAAAATCCTTATACATTTGTTCAACTAATGAAGTAGTAGGCACTACAAGAAGAACCTTTTTATTTTTCTCTGCAAAGTATCTTACAACAGAATAGATCATGAGTGATTTACCTGATGCAGTTGGTGATATTAATAGTTTACGATTATATCTTAATGCGTCATATACAGCATCTACTTGATAATCTCTTGGTTTATATTTAGATATTTTTGTCATATACTCTCGCACACCCTCACGAGATATCATTTCATTCTCTTCAAATGGTGAACCATAGAACTCGTTATCTTCAAATTCTAAGGAGTACTCTGATTTTTTCGCCCATGATGCGATCTTATCTACAAGACCTACATATACTTCGCCAGTTGCAGGAGAGAATAATCTTATCTTACCATCCCAATACTTATTACGATATTGAGGCATAAACTTTGCACCTGGAACATCGAATGTAAAAAGATCTGATAGTTCTTGACAGATTGCTGGTTCTGCTTTTACGGTAATGTAGACTTCATTTTTCTTTTTAATAATGATATCAGTCATATCCTCTGATGAATTTCTGCCATTCAATTGCATTTTTAATCTGATAGGTACGATTGTTGATCGTCTTCAAGATACTATCTAGAAAATTAATCATTACTTGATAGTATTCAATCTTAGAAGAAATTTTAATTAAGTCTGGATCTGCATCCATATACTTATCTATATCCTGTCTCAGGACTTTATAATCAAATGGTTTGTCGATATAAATTTCTGGATCTGCTTTACCTGTATAATACTGCCACTTTTCTTTTTTTGCTATTTTAAACTTAGTTTCCTCCATTTTTTTCAGGAGGATCATTTTGTTCAAAATTTGATAATATTTGGCATGTAATGTTGGAATTTTTGTTGACTCACCGTGTAGGTTATCATCGTCTATTTGTGAGTCTTCTTTCCATAATGTTTGAATTTCATCAATATCCATAAATTAAGTAGTAACTTCTATATCATATATAGAATACTTAAAGGTCGCTTCGGCCATGACATATTTGATATCTTCCTGTGCTGCATCAAAGTTAATTCCAGATAAACCTACAGGAAATGTATCTCTAAAATTGACTTTTGCGATAACATTAAAGTTGCTATTATAAACTAAAAGAGTTGCATCAGAATACTCATTGTAAGGTGATCTTCCATTTGTATCTTGTATGTACTTATCATCATCTTTGAGTGATGAAAATTCTGCAAGTGAATCTGGAAAACCTAATCCTCTCATCCAGTTATGAACTTCAAGATAATTCTCTAGATTCTCATCTACAAAAAATCTGAGAGTAAAATCGTCATATGTTAACTTATCACCAGGAACTGGAATATCTCTTAAGTAAGTATTTTGTTGAGCAAAACCCAAGTTAATTCCAGGTATTGATGCAGAGTTTGAAAAGAAATCCGCCTTTGGAACTTTAGTTACAATAAATTTAAATCCAACAGGAGACAGATAGTTCCGATTAGATAATTGTGTTATCTTCCAATTGTCAAGCGACTCAGGCATTATTCTCCTCCACCTCCACCATTCCCACCGCCATTCCCGCCACCATTAGAGCCACCGCCATTGGAATGACCACCATTGCCATTCCCATTACTTCCTCCATTACCATTCTTTGAATTGTCATCGTCATTGTTCCTATCGCTACGTAAATAACCACCATAACCTACACGATACCCACGGGGAATCTTTTTGCATTTTTTATCCTCATGGCAGTAGTATTCTCCATCTGGACATTTTTTACCTTCATCAATGAAATTTTTAAATGATTTCATCACTATCCGTTTTTAAGTATTTAGACAAAAAAAGAGACCCTTTCGGATCTCATGTATTTGTTATATTGGAGCACTATAAAGACCTGGTAAAGTGGGAGTCTTAATTTCATGTTTCCATTTTACTGCAACTTTTTCCCAATTTGAACCAATTTGAGTTTGTCTTTTGTCTACCATCCATTTATCCATCCAATAACAACAGAAACTTATTTGTTTACCTAAAATTTTCCAACTAGTTACTTTTGGTTTAAATACTTTATCAACCATCCATTCGTTAACTATATGTGTGATTCCATCCCATTCACCGTTTGTAGTATCAAGACCCCTTTGATCAATACGTCTAAGTCCCTCAAGTAATCTTTCCTCATTTACTCCCCATTTTCTAAGAGACATTAGTGCAAGACAAAATAGTGTGGCATCCCAATTTTGTGCTTTGGTTATCAATCCATCTATTACTTTTATTTCTTCAACAAATTCTGCAATTCTCCACTCTAACAATTCATCAACTACTTTTCCAGATGTTTGATTTAATTTATCTGGAAAATAAAAATAACATGCCTTTTTTAAAGCAGTATCAAAACTTCCTCTTTTAACTTTTTCTGATTTTGCTTCATAACCCAGTGTATTTTTTAATATACCATATACTTTTTCTGCAGTTTTTTCTGTTGCATACTTAGAATCATATCTGTCATATGCTCGATGCATATCATCTAAATTATCAAAATAATAAACAGTCGCAGAAACAAAGTCTGGAAGTATATCTGTTTTACCATTTTCCCACATATATCTTCGAGTATTTCCATCTAATACACACGTATACCCTTCTGGATATATTTTTCCATACTTTTCGTCAGTGGTTTTTAAAACTCCAATTTTGACTTCAATATGTTCCATTTCAAATTTTTCTAAATGCTTTGCTTTTCTTGCACGAGTTACAGTATCTCTTTGGCAAAATACTTCAGGTATCTTAAGAAACTCTGCTAATTCCATATAGATAATTTCCATCTTTCTTGAAGATTTAGTTGGAAAAAAGGGAAGAATTTCTCCTGTTTTATCACTCTTGATAATCGGTTTGTCCATTAATATTATATAATAATTACATTATATATGATAGCATATTTCGTATCAGTTGTCAATAAAAAAGAGACCCTTTCGGGTCTCTCTGTATAAAAGGAATTATATCCTTTCTTCTTACATGAGGTTAAGAACCTTAACTCTCTGGTAATAGCGGTTGCTATTTGCCTTGATTCTACCAAGACCTTGATCAAGACCTTCAGCGAATGGGTTTGCGACCATACCGTATCTGGTCTTAAATCCAATTTTTGGCTGGAAGGTATTCTCTCCCACAGCACGTACCATCTGTAGTGGAACGTATGGGCAGTAGAATAGTCCTGCGTCGTATGGTGATGAACCTTTGTAACCAACAACGTAGTACTGTTGTGCAGCACTGTTTGCTGAATATGG